ATTAACTTTTTAATATTAGATGAGTTTGCAGATATAGATAAACGAGCTTGGTTTGAAGTTTTACGTGCTAGTGTTTCTGATACACTTGGAAGTGTTTTAATGTGTGGAACTCCTAAAGGTTATGGTAATTGGAGTTATGAAATGTATCTTAAAGGTAAGCAAGATGATGAATGGGATAGTTACCAATTCACTACTATTCAAGGTGGAATGGTTACAGAAGAAGAAATAGAACAAGCTAAACAAGATATTGATATTAGAACTTTTAGACAAGAGTTTGAGGGTACTTTTGAAAACTATGCTGGAAGTGTTTATTACAATTTCCACCCTGTTGATAATGTAGTTAAAAAACAGATTAATTGGGAAAAACCTTTACATATAGGAATGGACTTTAACGTAGACCCAATGTCAGCTTGTGTTGCACAATTAGAGCAAGATAAAATATTTTTTTTAGATGAAGTTATTATTTATGGAAGTAATACAGACGAAATGGTGCAAGAATTAAGAGATAGGTATGGAACGAAGATTCCAATATTTATATATCCTGACCCAGCTTCTAAACAAAGAAAGACATCTGCTGGTGGAAGAACTGATTTATCAATTTTACAAAATGCTGGATTTAAAGTTAAGGTCAAACATAAGCACCCAGCAATACGAGATAGGGTCAATGCAGTAAATTCAAAACTCAAAGATTCTAATGGGGTTAGACATATTTTTGTTTCACATTCTTGCAAAACCTTGATAAAAGGTTTACAAAGACAAATATACAAAGAGAATACAAATATTCCTGATAAGGAAGATGGATTCGACCATATGAATGACGCACTAGGTTATATGATTGATTACTTAAAACCATTGACTACACAGGCTAAATTTAATTCTCCGACAAGATGGACAATGAAATAAATTATGGCATATAACAGAGATTCAATTACAGAACTTCATACAGATTATCAAGAAACAGTTACTAATTGGCAGTATTACATTAGATCATATAATGGTGGTTATGATTATATGGTAGGACAATATTTAAGCAGATATAATTTAGAATTAGATAATGAGTTTAATCAAAGACTTGCAAACACTCCATGCGATAATCATTGTAAAAATATTATTCAAATTTATTCATCATTTTTATTTAGAGTTAGACCAAGTAGAGATTTTGGAGAAATGGCAGATGAAGCTAGTTTAGATTCATTCTTAAAAGATGCAGATTTAGAGGGTAACAATTTAAACTCTGTAATAAGACAAGCACAAAATTATGCGTCTATCTATGGTCATGTTTTTATGATTTTAGATAAACCTAATATTACGACTAACACACAAGCAGAAGAACTAGAACAAAATATCAGACCCTACTTATCAATCTTAACTCCTGAAAATGTTTTTGATTGGAATTTTCAAAGACAAGCAAATGGTAGATATGAACTTAACTATTTAAAGGTAAGAGAAGAAGTAGACAAAGAGGGTGGACAGTATTTTAGACTTTGGTTTCCAGATAGGATTGACACAGTATATCTTCCTAAAGATTCAGAACCAAGATTACTAGATACTGCCATAAACCAGATTGGCAAAATACCAGCAGTTATTTTATACAATTCTAAATCTCATAAGAGAGGAATTGGTCAATCAGATTTAACAGATATAGCTGACTTACAAAAATCTATTTATAACGAATACTCTGAAATGGAACAGTTAATTAGATTAACAAACCACCCATCATTAGTTAAGACTCCAAGTGTTAATGCAAGTGCTGGTGCTGGTGCTGTTATAGAAATGCCTGACGAAATGGAACCAAATTTAAAACCATACTTACTACAACCATCAGGTCAAAACTTACAAGCTATTATGGAATCAGTAAGACACAAAGTAGATGCTATAAATAGAATTGCACATACTGGTGCTATCAGAAGTACAAAGACACAAGTATCATCTGGTGTAGCTTTACAAACAGAATTTGAATTACTTAATGCTAGACTATCTGAAAAAGCTGATAACTTACAAATAGCAGAAGAACAATTATTCAAACTATATGCACAATTCCAGAATGTAAAATATGATGGAGAAATAAACTATCCTGATTCATTTAACATTAGAGATTATGCAAGTGATCTTATGTATTTCCAACAAGCAAAAGCATTAAACATTGGCTCTCCTACTTTTAATAAAGAAGTAGATAAAGAAATAGCTAGAGCAGTAATAGATGATGATGAAAAGCTAAATGATATATTTGATGAGATAGATGCTAAATCAGAAGTTGGAGAATTTACACAAGACGAAGTAGTAGCAGAAGATCAAGAAGTAGAGCAAGAGGAAATTTAATGAATGTCAGATATAGTAAAAGATTCAACACTTTACAGAATTAAACAAATAGAACTTGCTGAAGCAGAGTATTACAAAACATTAATCAAAACATTAGATAGAATAGAACGAGAAGTAGTATCTCTTGCAAGTCGATTACCTTTAACAGATGGTAAGTTATTAGAACTACAATCAGCTATTGCTATTAGACCACAGATTAAAGCTATACTTGAAAGAGAATATTTAGCATGGTCAGATACAGTTGTTAGAGATGGTTTTAATAAACAAGCTAAACGAATTGAGAAAACATTTAAACGAATCGGTAATATTCCAGTAGCATTTCAAGAAATTACTAAAGGCGATAAAGCATTAATACAGAATCTCAAACAACAATATTTTACACAGTTTAAAGATGTGTCTAATACTTTTACAAGAAGATTATCAGAAAAGGTTTATCAGAATACATTAGTTGGTTCAGAATTTACTGTATTAGAAAAAGAATTAAGACAAACTATCAATGGTATTTATGCTAGTGCAGATGACCCAGAAGCACAAAAACTAATTAATTATATAAATAATAATAAGTTTGATAAAGCAAAACAATCACAAGTTGATAAGGCAGTTCAAACATTACAATCTAAATTCGCTAGAGATAGGGCTGGAGAGAACATGAAAAGATATGCTGGCCAGATATTAAACGACTCATTAAGAGATTTTGATGCAACTTTAAACTTTAATAAGTCTAAAGATGCTGGACTAACTTTTGTTAAATACTATGGAGATGTAATTCCAACCACTAGGGAGATTTGCAGAAATTTAATTAGTGGTGTATATAACAAGAGGAAAAGTGGACTTTTCACAATTGATGAAGTCAGAAAACTTTGGACAAGTAGAAGCTGGTCAGGTAAAAAATCTGGAAACCCTTTAGTTGTCAGAGGTGGTTATAATTGTCGTCATCAATGGTCTTATGTCAATCCTGATTGGTATGACAGTAAAGGCGAACTAATAATATAACTAGGAGAAATAAATGTCTGAAGAAACAAACACAATACCTACTGAAAAAGTAGAAACTAAAGAAGAAGTAAAAGTAGAAACACCAAAACAACAAGTTTTTACACAAGAACAATTAGATAACATAATCAAAACAAGACTTGAAGCTGAACAAAGAAAAACACAAAAGATTCTTGAAGCAGAAGAAAGTAAAAAAGCTGAATTGCTAAAAGAACAGCAATTAAAAGAAGCTAAATCTAAAGCAGATATTGAAAAGATTATGCAAGATAGATTATCTGAAAAAGATTCTGAACTTAACAGATATAAAACACAGATTAAAAAAGAAAAAGTTGATAATTCAATCTTATCTGTTGCTAATAGAGAAAAATCTATCAATGCACAACAAGTCGTATCTTTATTAAAAGATGAAGTTAAATATACTGATGATGGTCGTATAGAAATAGTTGATAATAATTCTAATGTACGATATAACACAAAAGGAGAACTATTAACAATAGATGATAGAGTTAAAGAGTTTTTAGATGCTAACCCACATTTCCGTCAAGGGTCTTTGTCTGGTTCAGGAAGCCAAAGTAGTGTCGAGGGTAAAACTGTAAAACCATTTAATATTCAGGATTTAGATATGAGTAAGCCAGAAGATCGTGCTAAATATGCAGAGTATCGCAAAGAACGAGATTCAAAACCTACTCAAATTAACTTAACAAATAAATAATAAAGGAAATAAAAAATGTCAGCAGAAACTACAAGTTCTACACTATCGGAACTATACACAGAGATAGTGGCAGAAGCATTGTTTGTAGCAAGTGAAAGATCAATAATGAGACCACTTGTAAAAAACTATGCTATAACAGGTGGCGGAAAGTCAGTTGAAGTTCCAATCTATGCGGCAGTAAGTGCGGCGGCGGTATCGGAAGCGGCTGATTTATCTAACACAGCAATCAATCCATCTTCTGTAACTATTACAGCATCAGAAAATGGAATAATGACTACTCTAACAGATTTAGGAAGAAATGCGGCACCAAGAAATGTTGCGGCAGATATTGGTAAACTGTTTGGAGAAGCGATTGCAAAAAAAATAGACACAGACTTAACTGCACTATTCGGTGGTTTTTCAAACACTGTTGGTTCAGCTACAACTGTTATGTCAGCGGCATTGATTTTCAATGCAGTGGCTAAATTAAGAGCAACTGGTGTTCCAAGTGATAATCTTGCTTGTATATTACACCCAAATATTGCTTTTGATTTAAAATCTGGTTTATCAAACACATTTGCTAACCCTAATCCAGGTGCTGGTAATGAAGCTTTGAGAACTGGTTTTGCTGGTCAAATCGCTGGTGTTAGTGTTTATGAAACATCAAACATGGCAGACTCATCAGGTAATAATCCAGGAACTACTGGAGATTACAAAGGTGCAGTATTCCATTCAGACGCTTTAGGTCTAGCAATGATGCAAGACTTGAAAATTGAAACTCAAAGAGATGCGAGTTTAAGAGCAGATGAAATTGTTGCAACAGCAGTTTATGGAGTTGGCGAATTACAAGACTCTTATGGTTGTGAAGTTGAAGCAGACTCATCAATACAAGACGCTTAATCATAATTTTACAAGGGCGAGAAATCGCCCTTGTATCAACTAGGAGAAAATTATGGAAGAAATGATAAAATTAATAAATGGAAAAAAAACCATTATTAGATCAAAAATACAGTACGAAGCTAATGTAAAACATTTTGAAATGAGAGGTTTTGTTCCTTTTGATGAAGTAAAAAAAGAAATTAAAAAAGCGACAGTAAAAGACATTTCTGATAAAGTGGTTCAACTTAAACCAAAGAAAAGAAAAACAAGGAAAAAGAAATGAAAAATTTAGAAAAATATATTAAACTTGCAAAAGATAATCCTAAAGTAACTGCTGGAGTTATTGTAGGAATTATTGTTTTAATTTGGATATTATAATATGGCAAACTATACTGGTGCTGATGTAATTACTCATGCTGATGTAACAAAGTATCAACCTGATGCTTTTGATTTTGGTATTGCAAATAACGCAACAGAAACAGTTAATTTCTTTGCACAAACTACAAATGATATTTTAAGAGCATTAAGAGTTGAGTGGTGGCCTGTATATAAAACAAACATATTTACAGATATTACAGTTTTAAACACAGCAGAAATGGTTAATACAAAAGTTAATTTAGATCAGTTTGAGAGGGCTGGTGTTTATCTATTTCTAGGAAGATTCTTTTTACCAGCATTAACTAAATTTAGACCAGAAACAGAAAAAGATAGATTTGAAAGAATGGCTGAATATTACATGGGTCAGTACAATATTGAATGGCGAATGATATTAGAAGATGGTGTAGAGTATGATTCAGATGCAGATGGAAGTATTGTATCTAATGAAAGAGAACCTTTACATGGATATAGACGATTGACTAGATAATGGCTATACAAGCAAGTATTAAATCAAACTCTAAATTAATATCAAAAAAATTTAAACACCTAGAATCTAAATTACCTAGAATAATTGATAAAGGATTAAAACAAGCTGGGTTTCAATTATTAGATATTATAAGAACTAAAACACAAAAAGGACAAGATTTTAGAGGTAGACCATTTGCACCATACTCACAAGGTTATTTAAAACAATTAACAAAAGAGGGAAAACCAACAAGAGTAGATTTATTTAACACTGGTAGAATGTTAGGAAGTTTAACTCCATCATCTACTGTTAAAGCCTCTGGTAAAAACAAAGTATCATTAGCTTTTAGTAATGGACAAATGCGTCAAAGAGCATTGTTTAATCAAGTTCTTGGAAAAAACAAAAGAGAGTTTTTTGGGTTTAATTCTCGTACAGAAAAGATTATAAGTAAGCAATTCAATAGATTTGTAGAAAAAGAAATTAGAGGAATAAAATTATGAGCATAAGAGAAGATATAGCTTCAAATATACATAGTGTTATAAATGCAATATCAAGCCCAGATATTAAGTTATGTACTAGACAACCTTTTGAATTAGAAGAATTATCACAGCAACAATATCCAGCAGTAGTAGTGCAGACTTCTGAAGAAACTAGAGAAGATGCAGAACTAGGAAGTGGTGCTAAAACAAGATCAGGTACTATTGATTTTGTAATATTAGGTTTTGTCAAAGGAACAGATACTAATATTGATACAGCTAGAAACGCACTTATTACAGCTATTGAAACTGCTTTAGAATCTGATATTACAAGAAACAACAAAGCATTAGATACTGAAATTACACAAGTTGAAACTGATGAGGGAACTTTGTTTCCTGTTGGTGGTATAAGAATGGTTGTAAGATGTATATATGAGTATCAAGCTGGAACACCATAGGAGATAACATGACAACTAAAATTATAAACAAAATAGAAAAGAAAATAGACCAAATAGAAAAAATGCACGATAAAGAGTCTATGTTATGCGAAGAAGTAAAAGATTTATTATCTGAACTAAAAGAGAACCAAGAAGAAGATAATCAAGAGTGGGAAGAAGATTTAGATGATGATAATTTTGAAGAAGATGAAGAAGATATTGACGAACAAGAAGAAAACTAATAAAAGGACTTATGGCTAAAGATATTAAATTATTTAAAGATGGGAATGAAGTTATAATTAACGAAACTCAACTTGATAATTTTTTAGATTTAGGTTGGAAGCAAGAAAAACAAAATATATCAACAAGTAAAAAGGAAAATAAAAAATGGCAACACACTTTGGAAAAGAAGGAGTCGTAACTGCTGGTGGAACTGGTATAGGCGAACTAACTGGTTACACACTTGAAACTACTGCTGATGTTGTTGAAGATACTCAATTATCAGATGCAACTAAATCATTTGTAAGTGGCAGAACATCATTTTCAGGAACTTTAGAAATGAGTTATGATGAAACTGATTCTCCACAACAAACATTAACTGCTGGAACTACAATAGCTTTTATATTAGCACCAGAGGGTAATTCATCAGGAGATGAAACTTTTACAGGATCAGGAATTGTTACAGGCATGAGTGTCAATGTTACTTTAGATGGAATAACTACTAGATCAGTTACATTTCAAGGCACAGGGGCATTAACAAGAGGAACTGTATAATCCTAATTTATGTCAGTTATCGATAGAGTAAAGACTCATTTTGAAACTCTTAACACAATTACTATTGAAGTTGAGGAGTGGAAAGACGAGCATGGTAATCCGAGTATATTTTATTCTGAACCACTTACCCTTGAAGAAAAAAACATAATCTTTAAAAAGTCTAGTAACTTTCAAGACTTAACTGTTCTTGTTGATTTGCTTATAATGAAACTCCAAGTCAAAAACGACAAGGGAGAAATGATTAAAGCATTTGAACCTTTTGATAAACTTGCTTTAAGAAAGAAAGCAGACTCTAATGTTATTGCTAATATTGCTAATAAAATTCTTTTAGACACTAATTACGAGGATGCCGAAAAAAAGTAGTTAGCGACCTGACATCAGGTCGCTTTTAGTAATAGCAGACAGACTCCACATTACAATTCAAGAAGTATTAGATATGCCAGTTAGCCATTATAATCTTTGGTTAGCATACTTGAAAAAAGAGCAAGATGAGTATAAAAGTCAAGAGAGAATAGCGAAACACAGATAATAAATTATGGCACAACAACTTAAAATAGACATTGTAGCAAAAGATAGAACCAAACAAGCATTAGGTAA